GGTCTGCTGACTCGCGTGGTTTGGCTCCATATAAAAATGCGAAAAGGGTGAAATAATGAAATTTATCGGGGCGGTACTGGAAAAAATGAGGTTGGTCGAGATGATCAACAGTCGGGAGCAGCGTGCCGTCGTGCCCGAACCGAACGAAGTGCCAAGCAAGTTTGTCATGGAGTGCGCGTCGACCGAGAGCGAGGGCGACGGGATGTTGCTGGCGGGCCTCATGGAAAACAAGCTGTTGTACGCCTCGGCCAATGACTCCTGGTATGTGTGGCGCGGGCATTACTGGCAGCGCGACAAGGTTGACCTGATCTATGGCTTGGTCCGCTATGTCACCGATCGGTACGGCGAGGAGATCCGCGCCCTCGAGGACAAGAAAGACAAGTCGAAAAAGGAAAACGACGAAGACGATCACAAGGTGTACGCCCGGGGATGGGACAAAAAGATTGAGATGCTGGAGAAAAAAATCAAAAGCCTCCGGCAAGAAAAGGGACGGAATGCGTGTGTGAAGTTTGCCCACACCCACTTTGGCAACCCATTCGCCATTGAAGGGAATGAGTTCGACAAGGATCCGTGGCTGCTGGGTGTGCTGAACGGAGTGGTGGATTTGAGATCCGGAGAGCTGTACCCCGGAGATCCGCATCAGCTGATCAGCAAGCGTTGCTCATGCAACTTTGTCCCGCTGGATCAGATGATCGACATGCAGCCATGGCTGAAATTCCTCAACGAGATCTACAACGGCGACCAGGAGATCATCGACTTCATGCAGCTCTTGCTCGGGTACGGGATTACCGGCCTGACCACCGATCACGTTTTTCCATTCCTCCTCGGCCGGGGCCGCAACGGAAAATCGCTGTTAATCAACGCGATCATCAGGGTGATGGGCGACTACGCGGCTATCGTTCCCTGCGAGCTCTTTTTGAAATCCAACCAGCCCCGATCCAGCAACCAAACAGACCCAGGAATCATGAAGCTTGAAGGATTGCGCCTTGCCATGTCAAGCGAGGTGGAAGAGGGGTCGCGGTTTTCAGCCCAGCAAGTCAAGCGGTTGACCGGCGGAGACGGCCTTGAAGGCCGAAACCCCTATGACAAGGAGCTGCGCAATTTTAATCCAACCCATCTCAATATTATGATCGGAAACCATGAGCCGGTTCCGCCCTCTGGAGATCCTGCCTTCTGGGACCGCACATTTTTGATCAATCACCCTGTCCGGTTTGTCAAATCCAATCCCGATCCAGAAAAAAACGAAAAGTTGGCGGACCCGGACATCGAAGCAAAGCTGGCTGGAATGGATGAACAGATCCTGGCCTGGTTGGTTGAGGGGTGTTTGAAATGGCAAGCCAACGGGAAAAAAATAACGCCGCCGGCATCGGTGATGAAAGCAACCAGCGAATATCAAGAGGAAGCAGACTGGATGGGCCAATTTATCGAATCATGCTGCAAGCGGGCAGAAAAAGACACGGGATCAACCGTACTCTACGTTGCATTTACCCACTGGTACAGGGAGACCATCAATGCGAAGAAAAATCAAACCCCAACCCAACGGGCTTTTGGCCTCAAACTCAAGGCGCGCGGAGAATTCGAACATGTCAGGAGGGGTGACGGCATCTACTACAAGGGCATATCCCTCAATCAGGACTGGGAACGGCGCATGATTGACGAAAATCTCGGGCAGGATACAGGCGGTGAATAGCTCTGTCTGTATAAAGTGAACCAACACCACGGAGAGTTTTTCTCTCTATACGGTGAATGTTAAAAATAACTTTCTATAAAATACATTCATTTTATTCATTAAAAAAGAATAAAGAAAACAGAAAATGTCTGACCTGCTGATTCTCTTAGAAAATCGAGGTTTTTCTCCCCGGAAAACCTCCACCAACCACGGTGGTGAATTTTGTTCACCTTGCCCTGTTTGTGGCGATGGGGGAAAGGGCGCTGAGAGCAATCGTTTCCACGTCTGGCCCTACCGGGAGAGCAGCGGGAAAGGTGCTGGCCGCTTCTGGTGTCGCCAGTGCGGTTTGTCCGGCGACACCATCGCGTTCCTGCAGAAGGTTGACGGCATGACGTTCCAGTCCGCTTGCGCAGAGCTGGGCATTCCGCTGGACCATCCGGTGGCTTTGCATAACAGCCGATACGCCTCCACCCCTGTCCCGCCCCGCAGCAACTCTCTGTGGGCCCCAAAAACATACACCGACCCATCACCCCTGTGGATGGATAAAGCCTCGGCGCTGCTTGCCGATTGCCAATCCAGGTTGCTCGCCACGCCCGAAGCAATGGCGTGGCTCTCCCAGCGTGGCATTTCCGCCGATGTCGCCCGGACGTATAGCCTGGGCTACAACCTCAGCAGCCAAGGAAAAGACCGATATCGTCCGCGTGAATCCTGGGGACTGCCTGAAAAACACCATGGGAACAAAGCCAAGCGGCTCTGGATCCCGCGCGGTTGGGTTATCGCGGCCTTCAACCCGGCTAAAAATTTAATCCAGCTGCGCGTCCGGCGCCTCGATGAGGATGTCCAGGCCTTTGCCTCCAACATCAAATACCTGCCGCTAGACGGATCGTCCATGGCCACCATGGTGCTGCATCCTGAGGCTGAGGTGTTTGTGGTGGTGGAGTGCGGGTTCGATGCCATTCTACTCGCCGGGTTGCTGGGCGGGAAAGTCGGCGCCATTACCACCTGGAACAGCGCCGCGCGGCCCGACGTTTATGCCCACAACCTGCTGTCCCGATCCAGCTTGATCTTGGGTGCGCTGGATTATGATGCGGCCGGCGACGGTGAGCAGGCCTGGTGGGGCAAGCAATACCGCCAGTATCGCCGGCTTGCCGCGCTTCCTGGCAGCGCAAAAGATCCAGGCGATGCCGCCAAGGCTGGGGTCGATCTCAAATCCTGGATAGTCGCCGGCCTGCCGCGTGGCCTGCAGATCAAGTTGGGCTTGGCGAGTGGGGCCCGGAAACAGGCCCCTCCCCAAAGTCAACCGGCTCCGTTGCCGGCGGAATCGGCCGCCCAAAACGAACCACCGCCGGTGTTTGAACTGGAGTTGACGGGCGGCAAGGTGGTCTACGTCACCAACGATCCGGACCAATGGGACCTGCTGGCCGCACAGGGAAAGCCAGTCTTTTCGCAAAATGAACTCGAGCGGTTGCAATCCTCTTTGCCGGGGCTGGATCCCGAAGAGCGCGCGACCGCCATCATGCGGGCCATAGAATCAAAGGAGGTGTTTGGTGGATACATCCTACGCGGAAGACAACCGCAAGCGGTTTAGCACGGAGGGAATTTCTGTTTCCACCAAGCTGGTGGCCGCTACTGAGGCCGAGATATGCCGCAACAACCGACTGTCGTTGCTGATGGAAACACATGAGAAGCGCCAGAAACTGGGCGCAACCGACGTTAAACAAACAGAAATCGAGGTGGAAGAAATGTCGAAAAATTTTAAAGCAACCTGTGAAGTCTGCACGCAAAAGAACGCCCTGGTGAAATTTGTTCACGGGGTGAACATGTGCTCCACCTGCCAATCGATTTACGCCCATGTCGGCAATCGCTTGCCTCAGGTGGCCGCTGCGGTGCGGCAGTTGGATAAACTTTCCGAGCTGCTGATGGAGTTGGGCGTCGAGCAAGTGGCAGTGCAGGTGGAGAGTTCGGCACTCAAACGGATCGGCGAGTTGGTCGGGTACGCCGAGGGCTCTGAGGAAGGGTTGATTGAGCGCGTGGCGCATCTTGCCAACCAGGTTTTTGCAGCTGATAAGTTTTTGACCAATATTGTAGGATTATTGGAATACGACCTCGATTGCGGCGATTTTACTTATGAATCGGTAATTAATGCGGTGCGTAAAAAATGCGAGTTGGAGCACGCTGCGGCTATGGCCATGATGGTTTCCGGCGATATGGTCAAGGCTTTGTTTGGTGAGGAAAGAATGATTAGCCGGGATCAGTGCGACATAGCCGCGATACAGGTGGCTGCACAGTATGAGGACGTGAAACGATCACATCTCCACCTATATCACTTACTCGCTAATATCTGTGGATTGCTGCAACTTGATGAAAACGCGACTTCGGATGCGATCATCAGAGAAATAAAAAACACCATTGAAATAAACAGTTGGCTGAATGCACGCGTCAAAGAGTTGGGTGACCGAGCCGAATCAAGATCCGAAATATTGACGGAGATCATGGCCGAGATCGCCGCCAACTCCCTGTATACCGACCGGCCGGAATCATTTGACCAGTTGCCACAGATTGTCGCGAACATCGCTTGCGATCACAAGCGATTGCACCACGTCGTTGACCGGATCAAAAACGAAAAAAATATCCTGGCGGAACAGGTGGCCGAGTCTGAGCAACGCGCGCTGGCCGCAGAACAGATTTTCGCCAGATTGCGGGAAATGCTCCAGGCAGACAGCCTTTCCAATGCAGAACTTCCCAACGCTGTGGCGATGCTGATGGATAAAAAATCAGAGCCAATGGAATACACGCAGGATTCCATTGGCTCGTCTTTTGAGTGCGGGCCACAAAGAGACGGACTCGACAGCCACCTGCTTGACCTGCTGGTCGATTTTCCGGCCATCGGTGTTGAGCGCATCGCAGTGATTCGGGAGGCGGTGTGAATTCTCCATCTGCCCCTGTCTGCCCAGGTTGCAACCAACCCTTCGATCCCGATCAAGCCGTGGGCTACGATGGCAGCCTGTGCGCGGCTTGCGAGGAAAAGTTGGCGGCGCCGGAAACGTCGTGGCAGCCAAAACAACAATCAATTGGCCAACAAGGAGCTGAGCATGTTTGAATTTAAGCCGCCGGCAACTGAAATAGACATCCAGCACAGGGAAGACATCGTTCTTGACGGCCAAATAATCGGCTGGGTGGAGGTATTGCAATCCAATGGAGATTTCAGGGTCCACGCCGGAATATATTTGGCTGGGGTTGGCATCCACCGAGAGTTAATCCAAGGGTTTGGAGCGACAAAAGAGGCTGCGGTGCGCGCAGCTCTGCTTAACAACCGGGATAAATACACCCGCGCAATCTCGGGAATCGACGACATCGCTAGCAGGATATCAGCCTAACCACCATGACCGCCGAAGCAGAAACCTTCAAATCCCGCAAAGAGGCCCATGATTGGCTGGTTGAAAACGGGTATGCGGTATCTGTCGGCAAATTTTACCAGGACATTAAAAGCAAAGGGTTCCCCGTCCTCAACCCTGACAAATCCATCAGCAAGTACCAGGTGGCGATGTACGGCAAGGGATTGCAGACGGATCAGCAGCCCGATCCGTCTGCGCTGGCCAGATCGGAATATGCCCATCAAAAAGAAAAGGCTGATGCCGAGATCGCAACCATGAAGGCCGAGCGGATGCGGCGCGAAGAAGACGAACTCTGGCTCCACGCCGATAAAGCCTGGTCGGTGGTGGCGGCGCTGTTCGGCGAACTGCGGGAGGTAATCCGCCGGGATCTCCACGACGCGCAGATCACCATCACCACTGCGGCCGGCGGCGACATCAACCGGGCTCCCGAAGTGTTCGAGACGGCCGACAAGGTAATCGACAAAGCATTCAACCGGGTGGCAGGCAGCAGCCTGGAAATCCGGTGGGAGGGCGAGGAGTGACCGCCGAACAAGCCATACTTCCCAGGCCCATCCCCTCTTTTATCCCTGCCGAGATTCGTCGGCGGTTGGCTGGCCGACACTACAGCATTAAGCGGCTGGCAGCGCAGATCCGCCGGCGGATGCGCACCCCTGAGGTGATCAGCGTCAGTGAGCACGCCGCAAAATATCGCATCGTCACCGAACGCCCGCACACCGGACCATGGCGCAACGAGTTGGCGCCGCACACCGTTAAAATCGCCGACACGTTTATGCAACCCTGGGTGCGGGAGATCTGGTTTTGCGGAGTCGACCAATCCGGAAAAACCAACACCATGCTCAATTGCCTGCACTGGACCATCGATGTTTCCCCGGGCGACATCTTTTACCTGATGCCCACCGAGAAAACCGGCCATCGGGTAGTCTCGGAAAAAATCATTCCCATGATCCGGGAGTCCAAGCGGCTGCGGGCGTACATCAGCAAAAAGGAAAACGACCTCACCCTGGAACTAATCAAGCTCAATCACGGCGTCAAGATCTACCCGGCGTGGGCCAATTCGGCCAGCTCCATGGCGTCGTTTCCGGCAAAATACTGTTTTGGCGATGAGATCGATAAATATCAGGAGCGCACCGGTCGGGAAGCCTCCCCTTTGACACTGCTGGGGAGAAGGAACCGCCTTTTCAAGGGCCGATACAAGCGATTCCTGGCCTCCACCCCGGCTCAGCTGTTTATCCACCAGGGGATGCTGGCCTGCATCCAGGTGTGGGAGCACCGCCATCGCTGCCCGCAGTGCGATCAGCTTTTCCGCCCCACCGGCGAACAGCTCAACATCCCTGAAGGCCTGCTGGCAGAAGACATTTCAATTGAGACCGAGATCACCTACAGCTGCACCCACTGCGGATCCGAGATCACCGAGACGGAACGGCTGCACATGCTGGCCACGCCAGAGTGGGTGTGCATCAAGGGCGCTGATCTTGCCCGACCGTCAACCGTCGGGTTTCACCACCGAGCCTGGGATTGCCGAGACGTTCCCCTATTTGAGATCGCAAAATCGTGGCTGGCGAGACAACGCGGCGGTGTTGCCGAAAAGATTGCCCACGCCAACGGCGTCGAGGCCGAGGACTACCGCTTTGAGGCCGAGGATCGCAAGGAAGATTTTATCCTACGCCTGCGCGACGAATCGCACCCGCGCGAAATCGTCCCACGCGACACCTGTTACCTGATGATCGTCGCCGACACCCAGCAGCTGGGGTTCCACTACAAGGTCCTGGCTTTTGGTTGGGGCCATGAGTTGCCGGTTACCAAGATCGACCACGGATTTGTCAAAACCTTCGCCAACCTGCTCGACCTGGCGGCCAAGGTGTGGCTGGACGCAGACGGCAAGCAATACCGCCTCCATTCCGGTTTTATCGATTCCGGCGGCGGCACCAACCCGGAAAATCCCAAACACAGCCGAACGGTGGAGGTCTATCGTTTTTGCCGGCAATATCCCTTTTGGCGGCCGATTAAAGGCCGGCGCACGCTGGAACAAGGGTGGACGGTCAAGCGGATGGACTTTTATCCCTCATCAGACGGAAAAAAGGTGCCCATCCCAGGCGGGATGAACCTCTACACCATCAACGTCACGCTCTACAAAGATGAGCTGGCAGGCAAGCTGCAGCATCAGCCGGGCAGCCCCGGCGCTATTTGCCTGGACGCCGCCACTACCTCGGAGTACGCCAAGCAGCTCTGCGTTGAGTATCGCAAAGACAACGGATTTTGGGAATGTCCCAAGGGCAAGGACAATCACCAGTGGGACAACTGGGTGTATGGATTGGTAGCGGCGGACATTATCGGTATCCGCAACTTCCGCCGAGAGCCGCCGCAATCGGCGGCATATACCGTTTACTCGAAGGGGGTGCAGGCGTGAACGAACGGATCACTAAGCAGGATGTGCTCAATTTCAAGCGCGAAATCCTTGAAAAGACGGTGTTGGTGGCTCCGAGCGAGGCAGCAATAATGCTGGCATGCTCGGAACGGACCGTGCACCGGTTGGTGCGCGCCGGCGAAGTGCACGCCTATGGCCGAAACGAAGGTTCACGCGGTTTGCGGCTGTTGGCCAGCGAGCTGCGCGATTATGTCAGCTCAATCAAAATCGATAAGGATTTCTGGAGAGAGTAGGAATAATGGATCAACCAACCCCCCTCTCGCTTCCCATAGATGGCGTTCGTTCTGGTCTGCTGGGTGGGCTCTCCATGGATAAAGAATACATGGCCGGGGTGAAGTCGCGCGCCAGGATGCTGGCCAAGGCCTGTGCGGTCAAGCAACATGTCGAGATCCGCCCTCGCGACCCGTATGTGGATGATTTGCGTCGGCGAAAATAACCAATGGAGAACGTCCAGCAAACAGCAAAGCCCCTTCCTCACGGTTGGGGCTTTGCTGTTTGCACCTCAATGGTATGTTTAAGCTGAGGGTATTTTTTATCCATAGCTTCCGCCATTGACGTCAACGCGGCAAAAGTATTTTTGTCGTTTTTGAACCAATCCCCTGAAAACTTGCGGCCACTGTCGGTCTGTGTTGTTATCCTGATCATAGTTCTACTCCTTTGTTTTCGATTGTATTTTGATCAGCAAATCAATCGCGTCACGGATCAGCTTTTGCTGGTTTCCCTGCCCCTGGAGCCATTCCGCTTGGTCGGCGAATATTCGTACCTTTACATGCACGGTCCCGCCGCGATCCTCGCCAATTGGTTTGCGGCCTTGTCCCCGGCCTGCTCCGCCTTGGCCAGTTGGTTTTTCTGAACCGGTCATGGGCGAACCTCGTGGATGGTTGGGATGATGTCACCGCCGGCAATATTGATCGGGATCGGCGGAAGCCACTTGATGATGGCGTCGGAACGTCCCGGACCGACGCGGTAGGTGTGCCAGTGGGCGCGTCGGACATGGGGCCGGGGTGATTGCCTGCCGTCTGGAGTTGTTTCTCTTTGCCCGGTTTGCTCAGCAAGGTGGGCGCTACGCAAGGCGGAGCCTATCCTTTCGCCAACAGTCCACACCCTGGGCGCATCTGGAGGAAACATCTTCCAGCCTCGCTTGGTGCGCACTGGTTTTGGCCGCTGCGGACGCTCGCCGCCCAGGTCTGCCGCCTCGGAGCAGAGGTAGAGCACCAGGTTGAGCAAGGGCGTCACAGCCTCGGCGATATTTTCCACCAGGTCCGGCATGGTGGCCGCGCTGTGGGTGTTGCCGAGGCGCACCATCTGCCGCCGGCTTTCGGCCAGCATTGCCGCCACCGACAAATCAAGCGTGGGCTGGTCCAGGTGCAGGGCGATGGGCATGCGCTCCTGATTGGGCGGGTCGGTGAGGATGCGCAGCTCCGGCAGGCCGCTGTTGGCGTCCGATTCCAAGTAGGCGAAAAACCCGCATCCTGGCTCATGCGCCTCCTCGATATACACGCACCACTCCGGCAACCGGTACAACACTTCCACCGGCAGCGCGGTAATCGGGGTGGACTTGATCGCCTCGGCCAACGCCGGGTCGAACCGGTAAATGCCCTGTCCTACCCGCCAGGCCGCCAGCGCCGCCAACAACTGCACGTCGCCGATTGCGCCGAGCTGGCCGTCCAGTGATCCGCCATCGCTGACAATCGCATAGGCCGCCGCCATTGGGCAATAGCACCAGTCGGGCCAGTGCAGGCTCACGCCGTTGTCCTGCCGGAAAATGTCGTACTGCTTCCAGGCGTTCGGGTAGCGCCGGCCAATGTCGCGCAAAAGGAGCGCGGGGCGCGATAAAGCGCCCCGGTTTGGGTGGTTGGTCATTCTTTTATCCCGTAGTTCATTTCCGCCAAGCTCAACTTTAACTCCCGCGCAAAAGACACGGTAGGGTCATTGGAGTAGTTGCCGCAATCCCCATGGCACCATGATTCGCAGGAAAAACAATATCCAGTGTCGATTTTTCGCTGAAGGCTTGCAGCTTCTGCCTTTTTATACTCTTTCTTGGCCTCTTCTTTTTCCGCCCTGATCATTTCCGAAAGCCTTACAATCTCATTCCATTCGGTTTCTGTGATCGTCCAGGCCATATTTGAGCATCCGCAAAACTCTGCGTCGGCGGAGCGACCATCAACAACCTGCCGAACAGCCTTGCTCTCAACCTTGACCCGCCCACCAACAGGAAGGCTGCATACTCCGCGATCCCTGAACCAATCGGAGTATTGGGCTTTCTCTTCTTCAGAAAATCTTCTTGCCCACATAAGATCGCATCCGTATTGCTCGGTGATCTCTGCTGTGCGAAAAGCTTCGCCAGAAGCAACCAGGGCGTCAAACTCAGCCTGGTCCTTTGCCGCCTGTTCCCCCTTTACTTTCGCGTTGTATGCGTCAACAAGTCCCTTCGATTTCAAGCCCTCTTCAGCATTCATGATGAGTTTATCGGCCCGATACTCGTAATCGTTTCCGGGGTATTTTTTATCAAGTTGCTGCTTTGTCCAAGCATCGATTTTTTCCACACGGCTGGAGAGTTTTTTGCCGTCAAGGTACAACCAGCCATTCTCCACTTCTACTTTCTGCCCGGATTTTGTTGTTTTGATCAGTACCATTTCCTATCTCCTTTCGAGATTTCCGCCCCAGGTCCCCGAGGCGCGGGTGGGAGGCTTTATTGCTCCCTTGCTCTTGATTAAATACATACCAAATCAAAAAACAGCTGTCACGCTTTTTCTCGATAAAAACCCAAAATAAAAACGAGCACCCTCATTTTTTGCGACAAAGCCAGACAAAGCCGGACAAAGGTCACTTAATCGATTTTCCCAAAGGCCGTATGCTTCCCGGAAATCAACCGAGGAGCTTTCCCCCATGGCCGGTATCACCCTTGCAATCGCCCAGGCCAAACTGGACAACTATCTGGCCGCTGAAGAAAAGATCCTTCTCGGTCAGGAAACCGACATGGACGGCGACCGGCTCACCCTTGCCGACCTCGCATCCGTGCAGAAAGGTATCTCCATTTGGGACGGCCGCGTCAAGGAACTTACCCCCGCATCCTCCGGAGGCGGCATCCAGATCCGGGAGTTTATCCCGCGATGAGTCGCCTCCCCGCCACCATCACCATCGGCCAGCGCCAGGTCAACGTCGGGCTTACCGCCGTTGACCAGCTGGTTAATTGGTTCAGCCCGGCGGCCGGGCAAAAACGCTTTGAGGCCCGCGCTCGCCTCTCCATGCTCGGCGGCTACACCAGCGCCGACAAGTCGCGGCGGGCCAATCAGTTGGGCGGCAAGCGCGAACTCTCCGCCGACTCCGCCATCCAGCCCGACCTGATCACCCTCCGCGAAGAATCCCAGCACCTGGAGCGCAACAACCCCATCGCCTGTGGGGCGCTCAAAACCAACATCACCAAGGTGGTGGGGACCGGCCTGCGCGTCCGCGCCAAGATCGACCGCGCTGTGCTGCGCCTCTCCGAGGAGCAAGCCAACGCCTGGGAGCAGGCCGCCGAGCGTGAGTTCCGTTTGGCCACCGAGACCAGGGAGATCGACGCCGAACGCGAATTGCCCTTTGCCCTGCTACAGGGCTTGGCCTTTTTGCGCACCCTGGCCGACGGCGATGTGTTGGTCAATCTGCCGCAGATCAAGCGGGCCGGCTCGCCCTATGCCACCAAGGTGCAGTTGATCGAGGCGGCTCGGCTGTGCAACCCTAAGTTCGCTCCGGATACCGCCACCCTCATCGGCGGCGTGGCCAAGGATCAACACGGCGCACCGGAAACCTACCATATTTGCAACCAGCATCCGGGCAATCTGCGCTTTCCCTCCGCGCTCTCAACCACCAAATACACCTGGACGCCGCTCACCGCCTTTGCCAAAAACGGCACGCCCCTGGCCCTCCACCTCAAAGACAAAACCCGGCCCGGCCAAACCAGGGGCGTGCCCTACTTGGCGCCAGTAATCGAGCTGATCAAGCAGATGGGCCGGTACACCGACGCCGAGGTAATGGCTGCGGTGGTCTCTGGCATGTTTACGGTGATCGTCCACAACGAGACCGGCAACCCTGAGTTTGGCGTGGCGCCGACGCTGGACAACCCCACCGGCGACACCTCCAAGCAGGTCGACACCACCGGCGTGGAAATGGGGTATGGCTCGGTGATCGGCATCCCCGGCAACACCTCAATCGAGTTTGCCAATCCTGCCCGCCCTAACACCGCTTTTGACCCTTTCCTGATCGCGATCACCCGCCAAATCGGCATGGCCCTGGAGCTTCCCTTCGAGGTGTTGCTCAAACATTTCACCGCCAGCTACTCCGCTGCCCGCGCGGCCCTGCTCGACGCCTGGGACTACTTCAAGCGCCGTCGCCACTGGCTGGTGGTGCAGTTCTGCCAGCCAATTTACGAGGCCATCATCACCGAGGCCATTGTTTCCGGCCGCCTCTCTGCCCCGGGCTTCCTCTTTGACCCTCTGGTGCGCAAGGCCTGGCTCGGCACCCGATGGGTGGGCGACGCCCCCGGCGAGATCGATCCGGTCAAAGCGGTGGATGCTGCCAAGGGCCGGATCGACCTGTTGCTCACCACCCTGGAGGATGAGTGCGAGGCCATGACCGGCAACGACCACGAAACCATCCAACCGCAGATTGTGCGCGAGGCGACGTGGAAAAAAGAAAACGGGTTGATTGCGGAAAAAGCAGTTGTTCGGCCAAACCAACCAGACCCCATTGAGGCCCCCGATGAAGAGTGACGAACGATGGTTGGGAACCACCTGCCTCAGGGAAAAACCGGCAAAGGTGGAGGCCGAGATCGGGGTTATTCACGGCTGTAAGATTTGCTCCGAGGGTGAGGCAAAGGGCCACGACGTGTTTCTCGACAAAGAGTTTATCGACACGGTGGCTGCTCAAGGCGGCGCGGCAAAGCGCGGGATCAAGGCCCGGTTTGGCCATCCAAATATGTGCAGCGACAGCCTGGGGACTTTTGTCGGGAGGTTTGTGAATTTTTCCACCGGAACAACCATTCGCAAGGATGGCTCTAGTGCTGCTTGTTGTTTCGCTGATCTGCATTTAAGCGAGAGCGCCAAAGAAGCTCCTGGCGGCGACTTGTACACCTATATCGTTTCCATGGCGGAGAATGAGGGCGACATGTTCGGCACGTCCATCGTTTTTTCCCGTGGGCCAACATACCGGCGCGACAAAGACACCGGAAAGAAGGCGTATCGGCACGTCCGCGAAAGCTTCTACGAGGTGGAGGTTTCGTATGTCTGGGAAGATGGAAACAAGCTCTCCGGCGAGGAAAAAGACAATCTTACCGACGAGCTTTTTATCGAGTGCAAAAACCTTATCGCCTGTGATTGCGTCGATGATCCTGCCGCCAACGACGGCCTCTTTTCTGCGTTTTCAGGAGAAATTGTGGCCGGGCAGATCACGCAATTCTTTGACCTGCATCCACATGTTTTCGAGATCCTGGAACAATCCCCGGAGATCGTTGAGGCGGTTGCCCAGCACGGCAAGCGCTTTGATCAATTTTTAACCAGGTATCGGGACTACCGAGCCACCACCAACACACAGGAGCAAAGCATGGATCTACAAAAATTGAAAAAAGAGCATCCTGAGCTTGTTGTGTCCCTGACCGCTGAGATTGTGGCCGGGTTGCAACAAGCGGCACTCGCAGCGGGTAATCCTGCCTTGGTTGCCGAGATTACAGAAAGCGCGACGAAGCTCGGCGCCCAAGCCGAACGCGACCGCATTGCCGACGTCCGCGCCCAAGCCTTGCCCGGCCATGAATCCCTCATCGCCCAGCTGGAGCTGGACGGAAAATCCACCGGCGCAGACGCCGCCAAGGCCATCATCGCCGCCGAAAACACGCGGCTGCAGCAGGCTGGCCAGCAATTCCAGCAAGAGGCGAACCCTATTGTCCCGGCTGCCGGTGGCGACGAGCAGAGTAAATCCACCATCAAGCGGGCAGAGTTCGATAGGCTCCCCGATGCGCAGCGCCGCGCCCAGCTCGCCGCCGGCGTGCAAATCATCGAGTAGGGCACGGCGAGCCGTACCCACCTGTTAAAACCATTACCCAACAAGAGGAGTTTTTCCCATGGCAAATACCCTTACTGGATTGATCCAATCCATCTACGATGTGGTCGACGTGGTAAGCCGCGAACTCTGTGGCTTTATTCCCAGCGTCTACAAAAACTCCAAGGCCGAGCAGGTGGCCAAGGGCCAGGACATTACCTATCCCATCGTGCCGGCGGCTACAGCCACCGATATCACCGCGTCAAACGCCTTGCCTGCGCTCAGCGATACCTCCTACGAGAATGATACTATGGCCATCAGCAAAGTGCGCGGTGTGCGTTTCCATTGGACAGGAGATGATCAGCTCTCGCTGGAGAGCGGCACCAAGGAGGCGCTGCAGAACAACAAATTTTCCCAAGCCTTCCGCACCTTGGCCAATGAGATGGAAGGCGACTTGGGCGGCCTCTACACCAAAGCCAGCCGCGCTTATGGCACCGCCGGATCCACCCCCTTTGCCACGGCCGGCGACTTCACCGACGCCTCGGAGATCGCACGGATCCTCAAGGATAACGGTGCGCCGCTGTCGCAACTGCGCTTGGTGATCAACACCGCAGCCGGAGCCAAGATCATCGGCAAGCAAAGCCAGGTGCACATGGTTGGCTCTGCAGATCCGTTGCGCCAGGGCCTGCTGCTCGATGTCGCCGGGATGCAGATCCGCGAATCTGCCCAGGTCAAAAACCACACCAAGGGCACTGGCGCCAGTTACGCGGTCAACTTGTTAGCTGGGTACGCGTCCAGTTCGACCGGCATTGCAGTCGATACCGGTTCCGGAACCATCCTCGCCGGCGACATACTCGCCAACACCACTAGTGGCCGCGACGACAACAAGTACGTGGTAAACACGGCACTTTCCGCAGGATCGCTGGCCATCAACAAGCCGGGTCTGGTCAATGCCTGGGTGGATAACGACACTTTGGCGGTTGGCAACAGCTATGCCGCCAATATGGCCTTCTCGGCTGACGCCATCCACCTGTTGACCCGGCTACCCAAGCGGCCGGAAGAGGGCGACCAGGCCGACGATGTTATCGTGGTGCAGGATCCTGTCAGCGGCATCTTTTTCGAGATCGCTCAGTACAAGGCCTATCGCGCGGTGATTTACGAGGTCAGTGTGGCCTGGGGCGTGAAGGCGGCCAAGTCCGCCCACATGGCTCTTCTGCTCGGCTGATCGCCCTCATCCAGCCTGGAGAAACGCCATGAAAGAAAACAAAGAGCTGCAACAGCTGCTGGCCAACCGGGCGGCAGCTGGAAGGCAACCCGCAGCCGATCAACCCACGCCGGTGGTCACGGTGGCCATGGTCCGAGATCCTGCCTACGGCACGCCAATCACCGCCGACGTCCATCCGGATGAGGTGGCCAACTGGCAAGCGCACGGTTGGGAGATCGACGAATGACCACCCTCTATGACCCGGCAGATCTCCAGATGCTGCTCGAGCGCACCGGCGGGGCTGTGCATTCCGTCGACGGCGTCGATCTGTTCTGCCGGATCAAAGGGTTGGCGGTTGCTCCGGATGAGTTTGGCCGGGTGATGACCGAGCGCCAGGAACTGACCCACATCTCCGGCGCCACCTTCGCCCGCCGGGCCCACCACGCCATCGACCTCGACGGCGTGGTGTGGAGCGTGGTCGGCGTGCGAGACAAACTGTCCGGCCTGGTGGCCTGGACGCTGGAACGGGAGGTTGCGTGATGATTGACGTCTCAGTTGACCCGGCGGCTGTCCAGGAAGTGATCCGCAGGTTTGGATCAACAATCGATCAAGTGGAGTTGGCGCGGGCTTCAGCGCTGCGCAAGATGCGAAAACGGGTTGAAACAGCGGTCAAACGGGCGGCGTCCAAAGAGCTTGGCATGCCGCAAAAGGCTCTTGGCGGTCGTTTTTTCTCCAACAAGATCAAAAAAGGCGACGATGTGCTCAAGGTATGGATCGGCACCCAGCCGGTTTCCCCGTTCAAGTTGGGTGCCGTGGGCGTCTTTGGCGAGCCTGGCAGGCCATTCAGCGGCGTTATGGTCGGCAAGCGCAAGTATCGCGGCGCCTTCCTCGCTTCAATCTATACCAGCCGGCAAAAAATATGGATCCGGCTGAACTCAAAATTCTACTCGCCTGAACTGTACCCGACGATGAAGCGTTCAGGCGACCGGGGCTTGTCTGATGATCCCAGTTTGAAGGGCAGGTTTCCAGTGGTGCGCGCGGCAGTGCCGATTGACGAGGTGCTTGAAGCCGTCGTTGACCGCGATGGGGATACCATCCTCGCCGATTTCGAAAAGGTGTTTATTCAGGAACTCAACTACTACACCAACGTCAAGGGCAAGACATGACCGAGCTATTTTTCGCAACATTAAAAGCTTGCCTTGGTGACCTAACCAAAGACCTTAGGTTTTTGCACAAGCCGAGCGGAACCCTGATCGCGCCGCAGATCATCGACGTCATGATGGATCGGCCGACAGCGCCGGTGGAAGAGGGTGACGAATATCCACTGGTCCGGTGGATGATCTACGAAGGCGAATTCCGGCGGATGTCTGCCGCGCCTTTCAAGGTGCTCGTCGACGCCGGGATTTACACCGATGGTTCGGTTGTCGAAGGGAATGCCGAGATCAGCCGCCTCTGTTCTGCCCTGGGTGGCATTGTCGAGAATCCCAGATTTGCCCCATACAAACTGGGGCCAGTTGTCCGCTTCACCCTCGGCGCGCCCGAGTCCCCGGACAAAAACCCTGGGGTTCAGCCACACCCCTATTACCATTGCCGTTTATTTTTGGAATTCCTTGTGGCCGGCGGCCACTAACACACTGAGAGGCAACCAATGAGTGAATTATCAGTATCATCGTTCACCGGTACGATTTTTGGCCGGGAAGTGGACGCGGCCGGCGTGCCGCTTGCGGGCGCCAACTTCCTCAAACTGGGCGAAGTCTATCCGCTTGAGGTCCAGGTGGCGACCAAGGAGGTCAAGGTCAAGAGCCGCCAGGTAGCCACCGCTGGGCAAGTGATCGGGGCAAAAGCCGAGATCGACGACATCACCGGAAGCATGACCCTCCGCCAATGGAACGCCTTCAACCTTGCCCGCTTTTTCTCTGGGGTCGAAACCAAACGCACCGGAACCGGCGGAACAATGACCCCTACCGAGTTCACCGCTCCCCTGCCAGGCCAGTGGATTTATGTCGGCCATAAAGGGTTCACCTCGTTTACGGTCACCTCCGACCCCTCCGCGACCACCTATGTGCTAGGAACGGATTACGAATACAACGCCGCCCTGGGCCTGTTTACCTCGGTACCAGGTGGGGCGCTGGCCGCAGGAACCGTCGATGTGCTGATCGGTGGAGCCTACGCCGCCGAGTCCGGATATCGCATCGAGATCGGAACCCGCGCCCAGACAAGAATGGAAATCCAGGGCGAGCTGTACAACGAGTTCTCGGGAGTGAAACACACCGTTGAATTTGACTGCGTGCAGCTGACTTCGTCGAAGGCCGTCAACCTGGTGAGCGAGGCGGGCAGCGAGGGCGAGTTCCTTGAATTTTCACTGAGCTTTATCACAATTCCTGGCAATACCAGCCCCGGCCGGGTGGATGGCGTGCCGATGTGAGGCGGAGGTCGATAGCCGGTAGCAATTTAGGATTTTAGATAAAAATAACACAACAGGAAAACATGAAAAAATCAACAACCTGCGAAGTCAACGGAACCACCTACACCATTTCTGAACTGACTGTCGGCGAGATTGATGCGGTCATCGGAGCAATCAACCCTGAAGGCCCGTTGCATCGTACCTACAACATTATGGATTACGATCTAACACCTGAATTTGTCGGGACTGCAGCTGGAATTGACGCCTCGGCCCACGCCGCTCTGACTCCCGAAGAGCTCGACATCCTGGTGTCGAAAGTCGAGGAGGTGAATGCCCGTTTTTTAGACCGGGTGCTCGCCAAGGACAAAAAAGTCCGCGCGGCGATGCAGCCCGCCACCGACGCGGCGGAACCGTCCATGAACCCCGCCGCACCCTCCACCGCAACGCCTGCTTGCTGATTGCCCTCGGGCATCACCGGGTGTGGGACTACGGCTGGGGACTATTTGCGGATGCACTTGAATTTGTGAGCCCTCATGGCAAGTAAGAAAAGCAAAATAGAGATCATCCTGTCTGCTAAGGATAGCGGCCTCACTCTGGCTTTGGCCAAGGCCAAGAGGCAGGTGTCTGCGTTTGGCAGTAGCGTCAATTCTATTGCCACTCCATTCAAAACCGTGACCAGCGCGGCCATGTCGCTCAGCACTACCCTGGCCGGCATGTCCGCCCTGGGCGGCCTTGGCCTGGGAGCCTTATCCTCCTCGTTGATCAAAGCTGGTCAGGGCATGGATAGCCTTCGGCTGTCTTATGTGGCAATTTTTGGGAATTCGCAAGCCGCTGGGAAAGAAATGCAATTTGTCCAGCAAACAGCGAATCAGCTCGGCCTGGACTTGCTCACCACTGCGCAGGCCTACAAGCAGCTGTCCGCCTCATCCATGGGGACATCGTTGGCTGGCAAGCAGACTCAGGCTATTTTCACCGCCGTTGCCAAGGCGTCGACCACGCTGGGGCTTTCCGCCGACGAGACCAGCGGGGCCTTAATGGCCATCTCTCAAATGATCAGTAAGGGCAAAGTGTCCGCTGAGGAGTTGCGTGGCCAATTGGGGGAGCGTCTTCCAGGGGCATTTCAAATAGCGGCGTCAGCGATGGGCATGACTACTGCCGCGCTCGACGAGGCGTTGAGCGATGGGACCGTGTATGCCGACGTTTTTTTGCCTAAATTTGCCGCCGCTCTGGAAAAACGGTTTGCAGGCTCTGCCACGAAAGCGGCCACCGGGTTCACCGCCGCAACCAACCGCATCAGCTCTAGCCTCGATCTCGTCAAGGGAGCTTTAGGGCAAGCGGTTACCAACAACCAGTTTTTTGTCACTGCCCTCGACAAGGTAACTGGTGGGCTGAAAGGACTATCAACCGACGCTACCAGTAATGCTGCAGTTTGGAGACAGTGGGCCAAAGAGTCGGCGTTGTCAGTGCTGGAGTTTGTGGCAGATTCGGCAGACGGTTTCAACTCCGTGTACAAATCGCTGTCGGCATTGTCTGGAACGCTCAAACTTGCGTATGCGGGAGCCGTGCTCCTGGGCCAGGGATTTCAGTATCTCTTTGAGCAAGCCAATAAAATGGCCGGCGACGACGCCAAGGCAGCCTATTGGGCGCAAGCCCAGGTTGACGCGGGCCAATTGGTTGAGCAAGCCATGAACGGCGCAGTGCAATCCTTCAATGATGCTGAACAGGGATCGACCACCCTTGCCACGGTCGCCGAAAAAGTGCGGGCATTGCGCGAAGAGCTGGGAAAAGTGGAAGCCAAAGAAGTGATCCCCGCTGAGGACGTCAAAAAGACCACAGAAGAGATCGTCAAAATTGGCAACAAATGGGTCAATGTCACCAAGGATGTCACGGCCACTAATGCCAAAACCACCAAAGAGGTGGCCATTGATTGGGAAAAAGTTTGGACTGATTTTGAAATAAAAGGGCACCTCGCCGCCGAAGCAGTCGACAGCGCCCTGGATAAAGCCGCCCGCGCCCGCGAAACCACCATTACGGTGAAACAGGTAGACGCCCGCAAACTGGGCGGCCTGATTGGCGCTTATCAATTAGGCGGTCGCATCCAGGCTCTGGCCAGCGGCGGCGGGGTACGCTCCATCCTGGCTGGCGGGCGGCTCCCTGGCTTTGGCGGCGGAGACCGTCGCCTGCTGCTTGGCGAGGACGGCGAGGTGATGTTGCGCAAGGAGTCGGTGAAAGCCGGTGGCCTGCGCGCCGCCCTGGCCTTCAATGCCGGACGATTCGACATCGTGCTGGCCGAACTCTCCAAGCGGATGGGATCCAACATCGGTTACCGCCTCGGAGGGCTGATTGACAACCTCCCCCAGATCCCGCAGTGCCTCGCCTCCGGTGGATCGGTAGACTCCATGGCCGCCGCCACGCCCTACTCAGCCTCGTTTACCTTCCAGGACCAATCCGGCCAAGTCGGACGGGTCTACGGCCAAGAAATCGACATCAAGCGCTTGGAGTCCGCCGTGGCCAAGCGCAACCGCTACCGGAGCTCCAACCGATGACAGTCTCAGTCGGCGGCATAACGCTGGATGACAATCTCCGCCTCGACGGGGTGCATACCCAAGCGGCCATGGCTGGATCAGCTCGCCCCACCATGGGCGGAGTGCATGTCCAGAGCATCGCCATGAGCGCCGGGAAAACCCTGCAACTCATCGCCACCATGGATGGCGACACCGTCAAGGGCTATTTCATTGGCTCGCAGATTGATGCGCTCGCCTCCCTGCGCGACGCCGGCGAATCCGTTGCCCTGGTCCACCATCTCGGTTCCTGGCAGGTCTGGATTCCGCCCGACGGCATCAGCGTGGAGCAAGTGTTCGACTACGCCGACCCGGACGATGACTCCTGGTGGATCGGAACCATAACCCTCATCACGGTAGCATGATATGACCATCCAAACCTCAGAGATCCTATTCCGCAAGCCGCAAGAGGTGAGCGCCGTCGCCACCAACGGTGGGCGGATGTCGTTTAACCTCTACGCCAACGCCACCGCCGCCAACGTGTTCGGCAACGTGTTCAGCGCAGTCCGCGCCAGCGGCAACCTGGCCGCGCCCGACTACCGCAAGGTGTGCGTGGTGGTGGCCAACGACAACGAGGAGGCCTTGTACGCGGCCATGCTGCGGCTCTTCATGCCCAACCGGGGCGACGATTGGATCACCTTCCATATGGGATCAGCCCGCGACCGCCAGGCCGACATCACCGGGACCGAGACCCGCTACGGCAACGGCGCCCTCCACAGCGCAGTCACCGCCGGCGGGGCCACCTTGATTGTGGATCTGAAATCCGCTGATCTCGCCTCCGGGGCCGACGTTATTGCCCGACCCGGCGACCCGATTTTTATCACCGACAAAGCCACCTGGAACGCCACCAGCGGCAACATTGAGCAGCACATCATCGACACTGTTACCGCCAGTGGATCACAACTGACCATCACCCTGGACGGAACCACTCTGGCCAATAACTACGCCGCGTGGAACAGCGAGACCCGCACCGGCGGCCACATCATGACCGCGCCGGCGGCGGTGGACGTTGCTCCTGCGCTGGACAATTACACCCACACCTTTGCCAGCACCGGCGCCATCGACACCGCCCAGATTGTGGTGGACTCGATTGGCTCGGCCGAGATGACCGTGTCGGGCGTGTTCACCGACGCCACCCATTTTACCTGCACTTCTGACGACACCACCCACACCCTCGGTTCGGGCGTGGTGGGTACTGCCTTCGCGCCGATCAACCCGGCCAACAGCAAGCCCTATTTAACCCTGCCTGCCGGGGCCTTGACCGGGACCTTTACCACTGGCGACGTGTTCAGCTTCCAGGTGCTCCCGCCGGCCTTGTACCCCTGGTTGCGCCGCGACATCCCGCCGGCCTGCGGATCGCTGAGCGGTGATCAGTTTGTGCTGGTGCAGCAGGGCGAGAGTGCCTAAATCATGACCTCGCCCCGCATCACCTTTGCCTATCAGGGCCCGGCCGCCGAATCCCTCGACCTGCTCCAGATTGAGCAGGTCGACTGGGACCGGTACACCGGCAAGGTGACCACCGGGGCCATGGTCCGCGCCCTGCGGGAGATGCTCTATGGCGAGGCAGCGGGCAGTCTGGTGGATTGCGGCATGACCGGAGGTTGCGTGGTCTGTCTGATTCTAGTTTACCCGCGCGTGCCGGGGTTATCCTACCAGTTTGCCGCCAGTTACGGCGACTTGTCCGAGCGGTTGGAAGAGATCGTTGAAGAGTCGGAAACCATCAATTTCTCGCTCGAAAACAGCGCCAGCCCCAACCATCCTCCGTTGGCAATTATCAGCGCCGAGTGGGCCGATGTGGTCTGCGACGCCGCCGGCAACGAGATTGTCCCGCCTCCCCTGACCATTGAGGGCGACGAGATCATCAGCCCCATCCCGGTGTATGGAGCGGTGGACGTGGTGTACGCCACCGAGCGCCACGCCTACACCCTCACCGCGCCGCGCCGAGAGGATACGGTCGACAATTTTTACACATCGGCGGTTTATGGATGGTACGGCGGTGGAGTCAATTGGCTGGCCGTTAAGATGCCACCTGGAATCGAGACCTTCAACGCCGATGCAGACGCGGTCTGTGGGGGCGGCTCCGGTTTTATCGAGACCCCGGAAGAAGACGATCCGGGCGATGAGCCGGTAACCGGCAACCGCCGCAGCGTGGTGGATTACTGCAGCCAGGAAATTGTTGAGGACGATTTTACATGAGCTCTCCGCGCATCACCCTCAACCTCTCCGGCAACGCCGGATCAGTCAACCCGCCGCGCCTGCTCCTGGAGCAAGCGCCGGTTGCCGCTGGCCAGCTGTCGCTGGTGGATCTGGCCAATATGCTGGCCATGGTGCGCGCTGGAATCTCCGCCAAAACTTACGTTGCCGACAGCTGCGCCGCCTCGGTGGTGGGTGGGTTGGTGGTTGTGCCGCTGACCTTGTATGTCTGGCCGTCGCTGCCGGATCAGGACTACACCCTCACCGCCGCCGTCCCGGAGTGGACCGAGATCGGGCCGGCCGTGGCCGTTGAACAGGAGCGCGATTTTGACCTGGTGGTCGAGATGACCGACACCGTCGACCTTCCCTGTCTGGCGGCCAACCTGATGGTGTCGTGGCAGAGCCCGGCCATCACCGCGCGCGGGCTGGTGGTCGATCCGCCGGCCATGTCTGGATACGATGCCGCCGCCGGCAAAATGGTCCCGCTGGCTGGACCTCATGGGCCTCTCAATCGCCTGCGCCTGGATCGGGAAATCTTTGGCGTGCTCCGCATCCGCTGCCGCGCCCTGGGCTATCAGCACGCGCTGACGATGCGCATCGCCAAA